ATGAATATATTTAAGAAAAAATTAGAAGACACATCTCCAAAGGAATTAAATTTTGAACCGATAGAATTATTTCAAGATTTGTTTCATAAGGAGGGATACGCGTATTTAAGAGGAATACAGGAAGAGGTATTAAATTCTTGGCATAGCATAAGGGGTCAACGAGATGTTTTGTGCAAAATGAATACAGGGTCTGGAAAAACTCTGGTAAGCCTATTGATGCTGTACTCAAAAATGATTGAAGGAGTTGGTCCAAGTTTGTATCTATGTCCAGACAAACAATTATTAGAACAGGCAAAGTTGCAAGCGGATTTATATGGGATATCTGTCTGTGAAATTGAATATCACGGGCAAAGAAGTGTTTTTCCGGATGATTTTTTAAACTCAAAAGCCATCTTATTATGCACATTCCAAAAATTGTTCAATTCACGTTCCATTTTTGAAAGGGATAATATTGACGTTGGTTCAATCGTCCTTGATGATGCCCACGTCTGTCTTGACAAAGCTAGAGAAGCAACTACATTAAATATACCCTTCAAACACGACTTGGCAGATAGGTTACTGAAGTTATTCGAAGAAGAACTGAAATACCAAGCCCCAGGAACTTATCACAGACTAATTCAAGGTGATCCGTATGCGAAAATACTCAAAGTCCCTTATTGGGCTTGGTTAACTCGTATTAACGAGTTAATAAAACTAATAGGCAGTTTTAGTGAAGACAGAGAACTTATGTTCAAATGGGGTTTAATAGCTGACGACTTGAAATCTTACGATTGTTATGTCGGGCCCAAAGGAATTGAGATAGCACCATCCTATGTGCCATTTCATAATATTAGAGCTTTTAATGAGGCCAAACATAGATATATTTTATCTGCTACATTTGAAGATCAGATTGATTTAATTAAAGATTTAGGTATTAATATTAATAGTATAAAGAATGCCTTGATCCCTAAAGATCGTAAAGACGTTGGGCAAAGATTGATCCTTGCTCCTCAAAGATTTGATTCAAGAATAACAGATAAGCAGATTATGACATTGGCCAAAGAATATTCTGAATCTGGTATAAATGTAATGGTACTAACACCTTCCTCTAATAGGGCGACTAAATGGGAAGATTTTGGTGCAGAAATAATTAATAATGATAATATAAATGAAGACATCGCCAAATTAAGAACTGAGAAAGGATTATTCTATGTTTTAGTTAATCGCTACGATGGGGTTGACTTGAATGGAGATATGTGCCGAGTTTTAATATTAGATGGTTACCCATCATTCAGTTCTTATGAACAACTTTATGCGGAATTACGCTTGGAATCTGTCAAGGCTTCTTTGAAAGCGCAGATAATAGAACAAGGACTTGGTAGAGCTGTAAGATCAGGCAGCGATTATTGTACGGTTTATTTAATGGGTAAAGATTTACTGCAATTTGTGGGTAACAAATCAAACTTGCAATATTTCACACCAGTAACCCGAAAACAACTGAAACTTGGACTATCACTTCTAGATGATGAATCTACTGATAACTCTCTTCAGACTATTAGGGATACCGCAAACTTATGCTTAGTTCAAGATATGAGCTGGAGGGAATATCATTCAGAAATACTGTCAAAAGTGGATGTTGAAAAAACTGACGAACGAATCATAAAAAATCTAGAGGTTGCAGATTCTGAATCACAAGCAATCGAAAATTACAGAAGAAGGGATTTTGAAGGTGCATCGAAGCTAATATTAGATAAAATAGTTGATACGGTTGAATTGACCGACAAGCAGAAGGGCTGGTATTTTGAAAAAGCAGCTAATTATCTTCACTTAGATAATGCACCAAAATCAAATGACCTTCAAATTAAAGCAGCACAAACAACTTCCCATATGCTGCAATCAAAAAATGGACATAGTTATACGAAAATTATGGCTAGTGAAGAGCAGGCATCTCAAGTTTTAAATTTTATCAAGCAATTTGAGACTTCCCAAGACTTTAAAATGTATTTTGAAACCTTATTGGAAAATCTTCAATTTAGTCAAGATATACCTCATACGAAATTTGAGAATGCTTTTGCTGAAATAGGTAGGCTTATAGGTTTTTACACTCAGGAACCTGAAGCGGAATTTGGAAATGGCCCTGATGTACTATGGGTGATGACTGGAAATCATTACCTCGTTTTAGAAGCCAAGTCTAGAGCCATACACGATGAAATCACCAGAGATAATATTAATCAATTGTTAGGTTCAGGTGAATGGTTCAAAAAACTCTATGGGGGTGCTGCAAATTTTAATTTGGTTACCATTCAACCTCCAAATATAAAAGGATGGAATGTAAATACAAGTGAAAATACACGAGTGATTGATGAAGAATCATTAAATTTATTAAAAGATAATCTTAGAAGATTTGTTGATGGAATCAATAATTCAGGTTTCACGGCAACTAGTACTAAAGAAATAGCTAACTTATTGGGCATACACAATTTAACGACAAACGGTTTTTTGAAAAGTTTCTTAAAACCTGTAATTTCTAAAAAAGGATAATCTTTTAAAATATAGGTGGTCGAGTGGTCTAAGGCACCTGATTGAAGATCAGGCGTACGGGAAACTGTACCGGGAGTTCGAATCTTCCTCTATCCGCAAATACGTAAGTATTATAGCCCGCAGCTTCTGTTGCGGGCTTGTTGGTTAAATCAAGACCTTGAAATGAAACACTTTTTTTGAATACAGCTTTTCCAACAACGTAAGAGAGGAATTAAGTGTAATTTGTGTACCAATGAGTAGACACAACCTGATATTTAAAAATTAAATAGCTTCAGATAAATAAAGTACAGCAAACGTAAGAACAACCATAGTTAAAATCCATAGGATTACATAGACGCTTATTCTTGTATTAAAATATGATATTTCATCATCAAATTCAGAGTCATTTTTCAAAATTCGCTCAATGTCCGATTTTTCCATTATATCTAGGTTTTTTGACTTAACATTTTGATAGTGTTTTTTTATTCTATCCCTCATCGTGATAACCGACCAAATTGTGTAAATAAGATATATTACGGATATTCCTATAAAAGCGAAGAAAAGCACAGTAGTATCTTTGGTGAAAATCTGTTCAAAATCTTTTTTAATTAGGGTTCTAATTACGTAAACAGACATAAAAAAGGATATGTAGAGAAAATTACTTTTTTGATAGTTTGTTCTTAATTCTTGAAGGCTACTCCTTATTTCTTTTAAAATATCAGCTAATTCATCATTGATTTTTGATCTAACTTTGAGATATTGTGAAACATTTTCTTTGAGGTAAATTTTGTGTCCTGAGAGAATAGAGCTAAATACTGAATCATTTAAAATTATGTTGTTTGCGGTAATATGTAGGGAAATAATGTTTTTCGATATGCCTAGTTTATCTGCAATATTGGCACTATCATCAAAAATCCAATTGTTAATTTTTGAATATATGTCGTATTTCTCTGTTAGATCCTTCGCAGGTATCTTTCCTTGAAAAAATTTATAACCTTTTAACTGGTAGAATAAATTCTCCCCCTGCAAATAGGTAACATCAAATAGGCTCGTAATTGAAAATAGATTACTTAAATTCGTAAGACGGGACTGTAAAAAAGGACAACTCACTTTTTTCTCTGAAACTCTAAAATCACTCCCTATGTATGGATATTCGTTATTTTGATCAAAGTTCGAATATTCAGGATATGCTTTTAAATTTTTGTTTACAGAGGTTGAATCATTTACTCTAATACGCTTTGAATACAAATAAGCTTGTTTGTTTTCAATTATATTGAAATTGACAAAACCATTCCTTTTTATATCACTAGAAGTTGTCTTTAACAGTTCAATGGCCGATCTAGATTGAACCCACTCGTTAAAAGCTTTTTCGCAATATACATTTCTATTAGCCTTCCTTGTATTTTTGTAAATTTCTAATTTTATTGATAATTTATCATCTGGAAGAAGTTGAAGCCCATTATACTCACTAACAAAACTATGATCTATAGAATTCGAACAGGTCAATAAATTTTCATCCTCATTTAGAGTAATTGTCAAGCTCCATTCATCAGAAATATCATTAAAAAAGTTATTTAATTTTCCTTCATTTCTTAATGATGTTTTTTTCTTGACAATTCCTGAAATGATAGTCTTTTCATAGCGATCATCACAAACAAGATTGTCTCCATTGGAAAAAATAAAACCTACTATTTCTGAAATGTTATTCATCTTCATTTCTCAAAAACTCTTTATAAACATCTTCATTTTCTGTTAAAATCTGTAAATACATTTGTCCACTGCTAGTTTTACCCGAGCGTAATGTTTTTCTGAAATGAGGCACGTCTGTTTTTAAGTACAGATCAATTGCATCAGATACTTTGACCCTAGTGGACATTCTTTTTTTAATGTGTTTTTTTGAAATATCAAATGCTTTATCAAAACCTAAACTGGATGGTAAAGATCTAATTTTAGCAACCAAGGGATCAATTTTTAAATTTTCATCCTCAGGTTCATAATTTGAGAAAAGAGTTTCTATAAAATCTTCTATTTCAAATATATCCTTCCTGCGATAGTAGCCAACGAAGCTGTTTCTGAGAATACGATAATCAGCTGGATGTTTCTTCTTAATTCCGCTAAAAACACGGGTGTCAAAAAAATCCATAGATTTTTCTGTATTAAAAGCATCTGTATGTTTAGCTTCAAGCTCTAAAAATTCTCTCCACCAATATTTAGATAAGTTAGCATCCAAGACATCGACTTCATCTGCAACAATTCCATCTTTCAAATGTATCAACGCTGCTTTAAAAATCTTTTTATCCCAAGGCAATCCACTACGAATCGTAAGAGAATTTTCATCAAGAAATTCATTATGATCGGCCTTACAAATAATAATATTTTCCTTTCCATCTATTTCAATATATGCTTGGAACAAACTGCCCTTTAAAATATCTACTTTTAATTTCTTATTGTCAAGCTGTTGTTGGGCATCTTTTTCTTTATTTAAGAGGCGCTGGGCAGCCAAATTAATTGATTTTTTCCGGTTGTTATCTGTAACGATATCATCTAAAACATTTCTTACCTCTGATTTTGAACTAGAAAATATATACTGTCTTTTTCTGGGGCTATCCGTTATTTCCTTAAATAGTTTGTCTGTATATTCCTTTAAGGAGTCGCTATGTGTAATGTTAATATCTCTTATTGAAGAGTCTCTATGATTTATATGGTTAAGGGAAGCATATTTTATAGTCATAAATAAAAAATTTTGTTAAAGATATTAATATTACGGAAAATCAATTCTTTTCTTCAAAATTATCTTGATAATTACAAATAGTCATTCACTTTTATCAATGGTATTTTACGAGTTTACCATTGATTATAAGCAAACTTTACCACTTATATTTTTATTTAGATTTAAAACCATAAACGAAAATTTACATTTGCGTAGTAAGCTTTCCTATTTTAAGGATATAAAATGACTTAACACAGAAAATTATGGCTCAATAAAAAACCAAAATCAGCAAAGGATTAGACCAGAAAAAATAAGAGCGCCGACTGGATTAGAACCTAAAAGGTGTTTTCCAAACCGGATTATTGATAAAGTACCCTTGTTTCGGCCTTGTCCGTGGTGTTTAATTTACTCCGTAACGAACGCATATCCGATGACACTTTTTGTTCGATGACCCTAGCATATATCTGTGTTGTAGAAAGCTTGGTATGCCCCAACAGTTTTGATACGGTCTCAATGGGCACGCCATTGGAAAGGGTAACGGTAGTGGCAAACGTATGTCTGGCCGCGTGGAACGTAAGCTTTTTATTGATTTTTAGGATTGTCGCTATTTCCTTCAAATATTTATTGATCTTTTGATTGGAAAATACCGGCAGCAGTTGTTCCTGTTTGTTTTCGGTATCTTGGTCATACCTTTTTAATATATCAAGGGCTTTATCCAAAAGCGGGATTTTAACCGCTTCATCGTTCTTTTCCCTTTTTGTAAATATCCAGTAATCCCCATCGATGCCTCTTACGATATGGTCGTCGCAGAGCAATTTCACGTCGATATAAGATAATCCCGTGTAACAGGCAAAAACAAAAACGTCCCTCGTTTTTCGGTGCATCCCTTTTGAAAGCTGACCGGATTCCAAGACTTCAAGTTCCGATTGTGATAAAAATGCCCGTTGGTGTTTTGTGAACTTAAGTGAGAACCTGACAAAAGGGTCTTTCTCGACCCATTCCAACCGAAGGGCAAGGTTCATCATCTTTTTCAAACGTTCCAAATGTTTCATAACCCCGTTGTTCTTTAAGGGCTGGGAACGGTTTATGGATTTTCCGGTGCGTAGGAACTGTTCAAAGTCAATGATGAATTTGTACGACAGCTGTTTCAGAAAAACGTCATTGGTCTTTAGTTTGCGCTTCAAATACCGTTTAATATAGCGTTCCGTTGTGAAATAATTTTTCAACGTGCCGGGCTTGAGTACTGAAACCATATTCTCATTATGGTAGGTAACCAGTTGAAGCAGCGTTTTGTGCTGTTCATCTTCCCCGAGATAACGGGCTTTGATAGCTTGGGCGGTAACGTATTTGGATTCGCCCAGAAGCTGTTTGTGGCATTCCAGTAAATCGGAATAGACCTGGTCTAAATAGACATTGAGGGCTTTCCCCTCAGAAGTTCTCGAATTTGCCCTCTTGGAACGGGTATCCCAATAGGTAACCGATGTGGATCGTTTTAAACTGATCTCGGCACGTTTCCCATCTACCGTAATACGGCCATAAATGGGTGCCAAATCATCTTTTTTCTTGGCCATACTCAGCCAAAAATGAATACTAAAAGTCTTTGAAGTCTGCATAAACTCTCGCTTTAAGTGAATAATCGATTTGTTTACGAAAGTCAAATCGCTGCGAAAGTCAAATCTATTGAATTACCAATGTAGTGAAAATTCTGGTAACAATTTAGGTAACCGAATAGGTAACCTTTGAATTGATATTATAGCCAATCTTATGATTTCAAGAAAAATGAAAATCCTTGATTTTCATAAGATTAGCTATATTTTGGTGTCTATTGACACCGTAATTGTCGGGGTGGCAGGATTCGAACCTGCGACCTCCTGCTCCCAAAGCAAATATTTTTTATAATAAAAACAATACCTTAAAGGGTTTTATTTAATATTTCGTAAACTTATCGTAAACATTATAAAGCAAAAATACTAAGCGATGTTAAATAAAAAATGAACATAAATCCAAAAAGTAGCAAAAAGAAAACGAATAAATTTTTTAATTTCATAATAATTTTAAGTTGGTTAGATTATTATAGAATCAAAAATAATACCATAACAAATCATATTTTACCAACTTCAACCTTAAGCCAATTAACTAGATCACGGTAATTTTGCTCGCTGAATTTGTTGCTTAATTAAAAAACATCCTTTTAAAATCGTTGTCATCGATTTCTGCTGGGATTAGATAAGGTCGCAATTCTAAAGCACCGCATATTTTTAAGAAATTAATCAAGCTTATTTCTGTTTTTCGGTTGAAGTTTTGGCTTAGGGTTCCTTCAGGAATACCTGTAAGTTTTGAAAGGCGGTAAAAAGAAACCCCGCGTTCTTCCATTGCGTTTTTAATATGTTTTATTAATATGTCCATTGCTACATTTGCGGAATTGTCGTAATTTGCCATCGATTAATGTTATTTTTAATATTAATTATTCAACATTTAAAAGCCCTCTTAATTGAGGGCTTTTATCATTTTAAAATTTAACTAATCTTCTTTTTACTAATTTTTTTGCTCCAGTATTTCTATCATAAGCAGTATCATATTTAAAAAGAACTTCTTCATAATCGTTTAATTTTTCTTTTTTTACTACTTTATTTTGAACATCTTGCATTTGACGTTCTGCAAGTTCAACTATTTCTTTTTTATCGATAGGCAAAAGCGTTTCCGGGTCAATTTCTACAACTTTAATATTGCTTGTGCTTTTTATATAATTGTTAGCAAATTTCTCCGCTGATTCTAAGCTTTCAGCATTGAAGTCGTAGTTTACGTTGTTTAAAATTTCAGTGTTGTAAGTTGCTCTAAAAGTCTTCATAATGTTTAATTTTAATTGTTATACTAATTATTCAACACTTCAAAGATATAATTTACTTTCATATATGAAAGTAAAAATATAAACTTTAACATTTTAAAACTCAAACTTTAACATTTAAGCATAAAAAAACCACCCTTATAGAGTGGTCTCAGTTGTTAAGCATTACTTAATAACTCAAAACCAAAAAATTGTATAAGTAAGCGCTAAGCCAGCGGAAGGCTGAAAACTGAAATTGCTACCTAAACCATAACCAACATACGCGGAAATCCCTAAACGTTTTCTTCTTTCGGTAAACGTTCCGCCGTCTAAACCTGTAATTGAAACGTGCGGGTTTGAACTTGTCGCTTCAAATTTGTATTCTGTTGAAAAGAAGTTTTTTCGTTTTTCGCCAATACCGAAACTTATTAGAGTTGGTATGTAAAGGCTATCGATTTTAATTCCTACTTGTGAAGCTTTACCGTATATAGAGTAAAACTTGTCATTTTTTGACCATTCTCGAATAAAATCAAATTCAATAGGCTCATCAAAATCTATCTGAATATCTTCTAGCTTGGTTTCGGTTGTGATGTTTCCGGCTGCATCTATCGTTTTAAATTCGCTCACGAGCTTCTTTAATTGTTGCGTGCTATCTACTTGTTTAGAAAGCAACACCTGAAGAACATCGTTATTTTTAGATAGTTTATTATTCGAGCCTTTCAAAGCGGATTTTTCAGCAACTAATTGACCGTTTTTATTTTTGTAATAATCGATTGAATCATTGAGGAAAGTCTGAATGCTTTCCTTTTCGTTTTCTGCGGTTTTACGACTTCCGCATTCTTCAAGCCATAGAAATACAAAAAATGCAACTGCAATCATTAAAATAAATGATCGGTTTTTTTTGATATAATCTATAGCTTTTTTCATAATTATCTATTTGAAGGCAAAACTTCTTTTTTGCCGTTGTTAGAATTGTAGAATTCGTATTCAGGAATAGCATCAAAGCACGGGCATTCTTTTATGCGCTCCCAACTTTCAATTACTCCGGAACCATCTTTGTCATCTGAAAAATCACGATGCCCCAAGACCATTAAATCCTGATAAATATCTTTTCCGTTTTCCTGAAGCCAGTTAATTGCTTCAATAATGCAGCTTTCAATTGCTACCTTTTGCGCAGAAGTTCGCGTATCTTCAGCGATGTATTTGCCTTTTTTGTATTGCTCGTAATTTACACCTCCGACGTAGCTTATATGAATACATTCGGTATTATAACCAGCCACGCCATTAGTAACGCGAGAAAACGGGTACATTTCTTTAATGGTTCCATCCGGTTCAATAATTCTATGATAACCACCGGTACGCCAGCCACGACCGCCTTTACTTTTTGGACGTGTGAAATAGTTTTGAACACCGGCTGCATTTGTCCATCCAGCGGTGCAATGAATTACGATGTATTTTATTTGGCTAGCTTCCATAATCTTTTTTAGATTTTAATTTTTCCCGAAGTATTCTATTTTCATTCTTCAGTTCAGCAACCATTTGTTTAAGCTGATTGTTTTCAGTCATTAATTGTGATATATCTCGATGCAGTTTACCGTTATCTTCTTGTAACAGTCGCATTGTTTTTCGTTGCTCTCTATTCTCTAGCTTTATATCTTCAATCTCTTTTTTAATACCGCTGGCCATTCCATCATAAACTTCTTTAAAAGTTTGCAATGCGTTAGCTTCTTCTTTCTTTTCGTTTATTTTTTTTAGTTTTCTACCACCAAAAAAAGCAAATACCGATGCTATTGCACCGCTGATTAACTGCCAGTTATCTAGTATTATTTTTGTCATTTTTTAAAAAATCATTACCCCAATTAAACTCCAAATACGAAAACCAAAACCAATGTAATCAATACCGGCAATGCAATTGTTGCAAAGTAATCTTTAGGGTCTGGCGTGCCTTTTTGCATTAATCCATCAAAAATTGTTTCCTTTCCCCATCCTGCTAGAAAAACAGGAACTAAAACAACTGGAAATTCTCTCCAAGCGTTATACCAATGTTCGCCCGTTGTGATCTCGCAAACAATTAAGAATAATACTATTGCTATTGCGTAAATTACTAGCCCTGCTGCGATGTGTTTATTTTTGTCTTGTTTCATTTTGTGTGTTTTTGAATTAGCGATTTTAATCCTAAAGTCAAAATATCAATCAAATCATCTTGCGCGCGCATAATCAGTAAGCCTACTGCTATAATTACGCCTGATTGCCATAACTCAACATCTTGCTTTAGATCAAAAAAATATCTTCCTGTCATTAAGACAACACCTATAACCGCTATTGCTATTCCTATAATTGTTGTAAATGGGTTTTTCTTAAAATTTTCCATATCTATTAATTTATAATTTTTGTTATTTCAAAATATATTTGATACTGAACCCCGCTTTCAAACTCTCCATAAATATCTCCCGTAGAGGATTCTATCTGAAAAACTCCTGATTGAAAATCATCTATATGAGATACCACACTTCTATTTCCATCTGGTATATATCCCGTAGGTAGATTGCAAATTATACCGTCTCCTGTTGCTGATCCTGTATAGAAACCTTTTACAATTAGTCTATTGCCTATTGTTTTGCATTCTATTGTTCCAGACGTTGTATTTGTTGCGTTCAAAGTAACGCTCTGCCACCCGCTATCGCCTTGAACTTGCCCTAACGTAGCTAGTTCATTGTCTTCGGTTGCGTCTTCTGCTTCAACTTTTCCGTAAAATGTACCCGCTAAAAATGTTGAAGGTACTCCGTTATTCCCTTCGTATAGCTTAAGTTTGCTTGTGAATCCAGTTCCTTGTTTTGTGCTAAATACTAATCCATAACCGATTAATCCTTGAATTGAGTTTTTTCCGTCTAAAAATTCGTGTCCAAACTCTATAAAACCATCTTTAACAAATGTGGTGTTTGTAGTCCCTATAAAAACAGGTTGCTCAAATTCATTTACCCCAGTAAAGGTGTTGTTTCCGTCTATTTGAGCATAATCACCTAAAGAACCCCAATATAAATTATTAGGACTACTTCCCGTTGTCATTAAAACTTCACCTGAATTACCTAAACTATTCCCGTCAACTAGCATTGTAGACCCATTCTCGTTAAATCTTAAGCTCCCGCCTTCCGCTTGCATTTCAACATACTTATCGTTATCATCTACACGTAAATAAGCGCCTCCTGTAGGGTTAAAAAAGTTGCTATCACCAATAGTTAAAAAATTGCTTTCATCTGAAATAGGAACATTGCTTTCTGTGAATGTTACGCTAGAACCATTGTCTACAACATCTTGCAGGTCTTGGTCTGAATCTGTTATATAACCAGCATCATTAGTTAATTCACTTATATTGTCGTTTGGTTGTAAAGCTTGATTCCATTGGTCTGAATTGCCTCCTGTTGCTGTAATTACTCCCTCTACGTCTAAATCAACATAAGAAGTATTTTTATTCCACACACTTTCAAATACAGTAGCCCCTTCTGTATCACCAACATTCTGTACAGGTCTTATTTGCACTATTGTAGCACCATTTTCATCAGCTGTACCACCTCCTATATTTACAGCATTAACACCATTATTTCCTACAAGATACATCCCCATAAAAGTATTAGAATCTGCATACTGTAAACCTCTAACTCTACCAAGTTTAACCTGATTATTACCTTGATTTTGCGATAAATCAATGTCTCTACCAAATATTTCTCTAGTATTATTTACTAATGGATTTCCATTTACATAATAACGTGTAGCGTTAAGATTGTTTGTAATAGTTAAATTTCCTGTTAGGGTACCTGTTGTGTTTTTTAAATAATTATCAGTATTAATATTTTTTATATCATCGTATACATCCTTAATGTAATTTTCTAACCATTGATTTTTATTGAAATACCTAGATTCAAACAGTCCATTCGGGCTTATCTCTCTTGGAAATTCCTTAATTGTTGGCGGGTATATATTTTTCCCTAAATTTGTATTAATCTCAAACTGAAATATATTTGCTATTTCTTGATTACTTGTGTCATCCCCATCTCTTTCCGTATAATTTACCAAGTATTTATCGTCGGAAGTCTTCACTAATTGTGGGTATCCATAAGTTGTCTCTCTTTGCCATCTAGCTCTTTGAGTTGATATTTTTCGCCAGTTATCAGCATTGCCTAATATTTCAGAAGACTTATTTGCATATAAGTTTATTTCGCTGAAAAATGAATCATTTCTTTCAGCAGCGATGGTATATATATTATCTTTTGATTCGTCGTAGTACAAAAATGCAGCTGTCCCCATAAATCTACCATTGTTGATGTTTGTTGTGTCGGGCTGAGTCCAAGTGACACCAGCGTCGTGACTTTCTATTTGAACCCACGGACTGTCCGAATCTATACCGCCTCTTATCATTCCTAATATTGTGTCGTTGGTAATCTTTGTGAACCACGGCTCATTATAATCTGTTACACCGTCATAAACAGTTCTGCTATAGTTCCAGGTATCGCCTTCATCTTCTGAAAGAAGCCACTCACATGTAGAATTTTTATAAAATGAAGCATAATGTTTTCCGTTGATCTGTATAATCTTACCGTAAGGTATTAATTTTCCGTTTTGAAATTTGGAATCAATAGTTGTATAATTACTCCAACTTTCACCCCCGTCATTTGATGTTATATATCCTACATCTTGCGTTATGTATGTCGGCACTTCAAACTTTCTGAAAAATAGAATTAATTTATCCCCTATTTTGTCAAATATATAATTTCGTACATCGTAATTTGAATCTACATATACGGGCGTGGCGTCAGTCCATGTTTTTCCGTAATCATAGCTTTTTTGTAAATACGGATTACCATTGTTGCCAGCGTGTTGATTTGTTGTGTCTAAACGAAATACACGAAACAAAGTGTCATTCATCTTAGTCATTTGACTTTCCGATGCGTGTGATTTTTCAAAAGAAGGCAATGCTATATCCATAGAAATCTGCTCGTACCATTCTCGCTCTGGTCGAACGTCTAAACCAGTCTTAGAGATATACCCATTCAAAAGACCGCGATGATCTAAAACCGCCAAACTATCTGAATCGTTTTGCTCTGTTGCATTCGGAAACCAAGCCCCATTAGGAAAAGGCGTTTGCGCAAAACTTGTTAAACTAATTAATAATACTACTGCTGTAATTAATCTTTTCATTTTTTATCTTTTTATGTATTGAATTGTTACTTTTACACCGCTTCCAAAAAGAAGGCTTGAATCTACTGTTACTTGTGTTACTTCACCATTTGGAACTTGATCAGGATATACACCTTGACCTATAAAAACGTTCAACACCTTAACCGCTACGTCAGGAAGAGCAAATGTGTTATCCGTTCCGTTATATGTGAATGTTTTAGAATCAAATTTTTCACTAATATTTTTTCTGCAAAACCAAGCCTGAAACCCATATAGCTCCCCTTCTTCAAAAGCTCCACTTATGACCCCTAATTCCCATACTTTATAACCGCTAACGCTGCTTGTGTCAGGCTGTTCTAAATCAAATTTTGCATTACTTAATCCTATATGTATCCTCGAGCCTATAAAATCTTCATCATTCGTTTTTTTTGAAGCAAAATAAAAGTTAGGTTCTGCCGTGGCTAGTATGTAAAACTTATCCGTTAAATAATCAAAATCAGATAAATTATTTTGTTTAGAGAAAGCGTGATTATCATAAAAACTATCGCTTAATTGCTGTTGTGTTATATAATCAGTAGGGCTAGGAGGTGAAGGCGTTATGTCCCCTGTCAAAATAAAATTACTGCTATCTACTTGTGTTTCTCCGTTTCCTATTAATATTTGAGTTTCACCAACATAATAGTAAACTTGATCTTCTCCATCTAAATTAATTTCAAACTTAACTACACTTTCAGCGGGTATAACATAAGGACCGGAAGCGTTAACCACATCTTCTACGGTTGTAGATGTTTGGGTTAGTAAATCATAATTTATAGTACTCCCTGCACCTTCTTGGTAAGAACCAACAAAAGAAAAACTAGCAAAACTAACAGCGTTGCCACCATTACCCCAAACACCTTTTCCTAAATCAAAACGCCAAACATAAGTGACAGCAGATAATACATTGTTAGGATCTGTTGGGTTGCCACTAACATATTTTGTAGAATGAATAAAAACATTCTGATTGCCTAATTTTGTAAAACCGCCATTCGCATTATTATTAATGTAATCAGCTATTTGCGTAGTATAAGCCGTATCTAAAGGATCATCAAAATCAACAAATGCATATTTATAAATATTAACGTTGTCTGCTAATGATTCAAGATATGCGAAATTTGAATTAATAACGGCGCCACCAACTCTTAATTCATCACCATTCCCATCATCGGGAGAAATACCTAAATCTATTTCTTCAATTGCCATATTATTGATTGTCTAGTGTTACTATTGTACTATCCCAAGTTATTTGCGTGCTATCCCAAGTTATTTTCACTCCCGGCACCGGTAAATTACTTTCGTTAATTGCATTATCTTCATCGTCGCCGTACCATATTTTTTTGTTTTCACTCATATTATAATTGCTTATATGCTTCTACAAATGCTTGCAATCCGGTAAGGCTTACATTTCCTAAAGCGGTTTCATAATTGGTAAAGGTTATTCTAGATTGCGCGTAAGAAGAAAAACTAAATTGCGGATCTTCATCTATCTCAATAAAAAGCGTAATAAATATTTCATCCCCTTTTCGGTAAGAAATTATGCCTGTTTCATTTTTTTCACCGGCTATTGCAGGATTAGTGTTATTACTTTCTACATCTATTTTCCAAATAAATGCTTGACCGTTACGCTCAATTAATAAAGATGCAGTTGTAGTTCCGGAAACTTCGGTATCTAAATGAATGTTATAAAACAGATTAATAGCTTCATTTAAATTTAAATCCGGACTTATAATTAGCTTGTATTTTACGGTTTCTTTATAATATCCCGAAGAACTTGTTATACTGCTATCTGCCGGTATTACCTGAAAACTAATTGACGTTTCTGTCAATCTATCTATAGACAGAACATTACTAGCGGTATTACCCGCATTGTCGGTTACGGTTAATTCATATTCGTAATGATCTCCGGTTAGGTTGCTAAAAGTAGGAGCAAGGCTGTTTCCGTTACTAATAACATCGCCCGACGGACCTGCAATTTTTTGCCATACAATATTATCTATTGTTCCATCAGGATCAAAAGCGGCGGCGTTACTTACCGTTACACTTTGCCCGGTAGAAGAAAGTAGTTTATCATCACCTGCATCGGCATAAGGTTTTAAGTTTCCAAAAGAAGCGCCATCGTAAACATTTTCTATCATTGTTATGGTAGAAGTGTTATCATCCGGGCGCCACTCGCAATTGCTTATGCTAAAATATTTAAACTCGCCCTGGTATTTAAACCGAATAATATCATTAAATTTTACCGGCTTATCTACTGTAGCTTCTATACGTAAAAATTTAGATCGGTATAATTTCTGCTGAATTTCAGCAACTATTTGTCCGTACGGTTTTTGCTGAAGCTTATAAATATCATCAGTCCATTTTAACCATTCGGCACGATCTATAGTAGTCGGTTTTATACGTTGCACTTTTACTACAAATCGGCTAGGGAAGTAGGTAGTTTCAGACTGTAAAACTTTAAGCACCATTAATTCGCTCCCTAAATAATTATAGATTATCTCATAATTATAAAGCGGAAAATCTAAGCCGGGCGAAATATTACCGTCGTTAGTATTATAAAAAGCTTGATCTTTATTAGTGTCTAATAAACGCGCATCACGTATAGAAAGCACAAAAACATTATAATTGTTTTCTGTAAAAAAGTCTAAGTAATCTAACTCAAAAACTTCCTGATTTACAGGCGTTGTTTCTCTAATTTTCTCTAGGTAAAAACACTTAGAAAGTGCAGAAACATCGTCACTAATTTCTAAGTCTATTGTTTTGGTAGTAGATGCGTTTTCATCAATGCTAACATTATACACATCGTTTTGGCGCTGGTTGCTGTTTTCTACTTCTAAGTTAGTTAACTTATAAGCAGCTACCTTTGTATCTATAACATCATTTGTAGGCTCAAAAAACTCTACGTTCAGCAAACCGTTTTGTTTTGCTACAAAAGTTAGTTCAGCTTCAGCTTTTCCTGAAGTATCAAAAATTAAACGCTCCGGCGATAATTCTGTAGAATTTTTATTGAAAAACAAAACTTCGTTACCTAAACTAATTCTATATTTAGCAAGGTCTATCCATTTTTCAAGTAAACTATCAGCAGGCGAAGCAATTTCTTCTGAAAAAAATAACTCTACTTCAACGGTAATATTTACGCGCCAGCCTTTTAAAATGTAAGGCTTATCTTTTAATTCTATTTTTCGGTTCGGGTTAAAGCTGCTGTTTTGAGCATAGTTTGCCAATAACAAATAATCATCAGCCACTAAAACTTCTGGGCGGTAATCGTTATAACTCCAAAAGCGCGAATAATAAAAATTATATTGGGCGTTAGGGCTAACATCCCAAGTTACTTCCGGTTCTTGCGCCACACCTTCAGGAAACTTTAATTCAGACGCTTCGTGTATTACCTTAACTTCTTTAAATGGCGCTTCTACATTAATGCTTGGCGTAGGCAAATACGTAAGTTGCTTTATATTTTTGGTTTGGTTTCCGGTGTATAAATACACGCCACTTATAGAATATACATCATATTCATTAGTAATAAGCTGGCGTTTATTAATGCCTTCTACATACCAATTACCATTTGCTTGGTACAACTGGCATTGCATAGATTTTAAAATACTATCTAAAATTTTATACGCATCTACATTACCATCTTCATCTGCATAATGCAAGCCATCGTGAATTATTTGATGCCACTTCTTTTTTAAATGATTTCTAATAGCAGGATCTAAAAAAATATTAAATTCTAAACCGGTTAATTGCAAAGCCGCCGAAATAAATTCGATTACATTTTTTTCCTTACGGTAAAAATCTTCAGGTAAATATTTTCCTTTCAACAAAGCCAAACCATCTACGGCAGAAAACTTTACATAAAAAAGCGGGTCATCCCACGGCTCGTTATAACTTTCGGGCAATAAAAAGCCTTGCCAAATAACATCGCCGTTATCATATCTTTTTTTAGTTACCCGCCAAAGTTGTTCATCGGGTGTAAAATATTGGTCGTATTTTCCGTCGGCACCATCATCAACTTCTAAATCAAAATCTAATTCAGATCCCACAATTCCAGGCTCAATAACATCACCACCCAACCAACGCAACGCAATGCTATCTCTAGATGCGTAATGCAAGATGAGTTCATCTTGCAAGTCGGTTATTTTTTGTATGTGAATTTGATAATCCATTAAGTTCTTCTAGATCTAGATTTTTCAGTTCTTAATAAGGCAACTCTTATATCTTCACCACGTATAGAAGTTTCTGCTATATACCCGCTACCGGAATCACCATTAACATCGGCAATCATTCCGCGTAGTTTATCTAATGGCGCAATTACTTCAGGATTTGTTTTTGCACCGGAATATTCTCCCATTAATCCAACCGTAGGACCGTTAACAATACCACCATCTGCAAACTTTGGTATAGATGCAAAAGCAGATAAAACACCACCAACAGCAGTAGCAATAAAAGCGGGTTGTGCAATTACAGCACCGGGACCGGTAAACAAAGCAGATTGTGTTCCCGAAGCAATTGCGTTAGCAACAGCCTGAGAAAGCAACATAGAAATTAATTCTGTTACCGTTTTTGCCATATTTTTTAAAAAACCTTGCATTCCGGTATTCGCTAAATCTAAAGCATCTAAAAATCTGCCCGTAAAATTTTCAAAAGAACCGGCAACTTCATCACCAACAATTCTACCTACTTCAGAAAGGCGCTGCATTTTTATAATAACTTCTTCTAAACCATTCTTTACATAATCTGCTTGCTCCGGTACACTATCAGCTAATTCTTCTAAAGGTGAAGGCAAACCACGCATACTTAAAGAACTAACCGTACTTACTTGCTCCCTAGCTTTACCACCACCTGTAGATACTGGCGTATCTTGATCTATAGGGTTTACCTTAGAAACATCTACTTCATCTACCGTAGCTTTGGCAACTAGCTCAATTTTTTCTTTTTGTTGAACGCGATCTAAAGAATCTTTTAAATTGTTATCTAAATTTTTACTGAATTTCTCGTAGTCTTTTTGAATACCATCTAAAAAGCCGCCAAAGTTTTTACCGGTTTCTAGCAATCCCTTATTTAAAATCTTTGGTATTTCAGATATATTTCCGGTAAGAACAGCTTTAAAAACTTCGCCAATTGTACCGAAAATAGATTTTATATTTTCACCTACGTGTTCTAATAAAGTTAGCAAGCCATTAAAAATAAGTTTACCAACTTCAAACAAGGTTTTAAAAGTTAAAATGATGCTTTCAACAATTACCCGAAAGGCAATACTTTCATTATACAGATCTATAAAGTAATTTGCCAAATCTATTAAAGTGGCTTTTATAGGCTCCCAATACTTATAAATAATTACACCTACAGCAGTAAGCGCGGCAATTACCAATCCAACAGGACCGGTTAAAATTGCAAAGCCCGAAGCTAGGGCAGGAAGTATGGTTGTAGCTAAAGTTCCCAATGCTAACAAAACAGGACCTAAAGCCGCCGCTAAACCGGCAACCACCACAATTATTTTTTTAGTATTTTTATCTAACGAACTAAATTTTTCTATTAAAGAAGTTACAAAAGTTGCCAGCTTCTGTACGTAGGGTAAAATAATTTCGCCAAACTGAACCGCTAAATCATTTAACCTAGCTTTAATCAATCGCATTTGGTTTGCAAAACCATCGCTAGTTCTTGCATAATCGCCAATTGCATTTTTGCTTTGTTCTTGCGCAAGTTGCAAAGTAGCAAAAGCTTTTGCCTGGCGTTCGGTTTCAAACGTTAAGCCCTGTTGCGTATTTTGTAATACACGCGCTTTAACATCGGCTTCTAAAATAGAAATCCCTAAAGATTTAACGCTTTCTCGTTCCCCTAATAGCGCTTTGGTTAAGGCTTGTGACGCACCTTCTGCGCCACCGGAATAATTGGTAAACGATGCTAAATCTACTGCAAGCTTGTTTACTTCAGTAGATAAGTCTAAGGCAGATGCTTGCGAAAAACCAAAACCGGTTAATAAATCTCCCGTATCAGAAAGTAATTGTTTAGAAGCTTTAGAACTTAAGCCGTAAGAGTTTCTTAAAATATCTGCCGATTCTTTTGCAGATTCAGAAATACTAGAAAATACGGTATCAAATTTTGCTGAAGTTTCTTCTGCATCGCTTGCCGCTTTTACAAAAGCAACCCCCAAACCGGCAACAGGCAACGTAACACCAAGTGTTAAATTACGCCCTACATTTTGCATTTGCTTTCCGGCTTTATTCAACTGCTTTTGCGCATTTTGCAATTGCGAGCTAAACTGCTTTAAATCAGCATTAAATCTGATGGAAATTTTCGCAAATGAGGACATAAAAAGGCTTTTTATAAGTACTAAAAGTACCCGAAGCCTATGTTTCTATAAGGAACAATTTGTTTCTTTTTAAACGAAAAAAAGCAGCCCGAAAGCTGCTTATATTTCCTGCGGAATTATAAAAAGACACGCTCCCCGTTTACGTGCTGAAAAAAATAAAACCGCAGGTTATTTTTTTGGTGTTCGTTTATCAATATCTTTCCAAAACGCTTTAATTTCTTCGGGTGTTTTGTTCTTCTTTTTTGCACTTTTCTTATCCCACGGCAACGCGTAAAGTTGTTCTAAACTTTTTTGCGCATCTTGTTTTTTTAAATGTGGCCGCAGCATACTTACCACCAATTCGCGGTGCATTTCCCAATGCTCACGGTTTTGCGCCTTTTCCTTATCTATAAGTTTTGTTTTGCCTTTTACAATATTAGCAAAAGTACGCGGCGTGGTGCTGTAAAATGCTACTTCAGAAAAACCGAGAATCCCTAAAGCAAGTTCTTCCAGCTCGTCCCAGGTTACTTCTTTTTGGTTGCTTTCTTTCCCGGCTTCTTCCCGGGCTTCGGGTTTCCCTGGCTAGGCATACTTTTTTGAAAAGCATCCATTACAATAGAGAGTTTACCACCTAAAAACAAAATGTTTAGTAATTCATCTTTATTTGGTAAATCTAAATTAGGATCTGCATTTGTAATTGCCGAAAAAACAAGATCAGCAACTTTATCTCCAGATTCAAAAGTTATCTCAACTTCTTCATCTTTTTTTGCTTGCGGAAAAGCCGCCTGTATTTCATTAATAACAGATTGCATTCCCGGGCAATTCCATTTTTCACCAAGTAAACGGAAAGCACCGTACCCGAATTTAATCGGGTAGGCTTTTCCTTGTATTTCTATTTTTTCAGTTGCCATAATTACGCAGGGTTTATTTCTACTTTATTAAGTTTGTTTGTACCACTTAACGAGATAGAAGTAGTTGCATCTTCATTTACTGGCGCAGTTAAATCTAGTTGAGAAATAAAAGCCGTTCCGGTAAGCTTGTAAGTTGCATCATCTTCATCAGGTACAAATTCAATTGCAATTGAATCGGTACTATCATCATCGTACATATCAAACACTAAAAAGAAATCGTTAGTATCGGTTCCATCGCCGTTGTAGGTTGCCAACGCATCCATTGTGGCAGTCCAGGATTTTTTTCCTTTCGCACGTTCAATACCATCGGTATCTTTTGTTATTCTATCTCTAATTTCTCGCGTTAGCGAAAGCGAGCAACTTGTAGCGTGGTAAACAGTACCATCATCTAAAGTTAACCGCAACTCGCCATTAATTACTTTTTCTCCAGCCATTGCTTTTAGGTTTTATGCCGTTAGGCGTTATTAATTTTAGTTTCAAATTTTAAGTGTACGTAAGCGCTTTTTGCTTCGGTATCGGTATAACCTGGCTTTGCGCCTCTATCGTGCCAGCGGTGTTTTTCTGTTACCGTATCACGAATAACAGAAGCAATTCTAGAAACTTCATTTAAAGTTTCTGCATAAACAAAAACTGATATTTTTACAGGAATCATTCTTTCCTTAGTTCCGTAGCCTTCAGCTTCAAATACATAGGTTGAAAAAGGGTATTCCGTGTTTTCTTCAGCTAACTCCCAAAATATTTTATTACTCCCAATTTCAGAAGTAATATCACTATCAGTTAAAACTGCACCTATATTTTCTGCTATTGTAACTATCATTTGCTTAACTTATCAATTTCACGTTGTATTACGCGTTCTGCTTGTTGCTCGTATTTTGAAACCGCGCTTTGTTCTACTGAAGAAAACGCTGCATCTCTCGCTTTTTCTACTACGGTATTTTTGCCTTTACGGCTACCGCGTTTATTACTTCCTACACGCGTACCTTTTTTAACGACCATAAATCGGTAATAAGCATCGTGTTTTCCCTTTTTACCTGGGCGAATAACTACCGAAGGATTGCCACCGACTTTACTAGCCGGAACTGTTTTTGTTGAAACAGATTTAGAAAGCGTTCCCGCCGGGTATTCTGTACCAAACCTTCTTTTATCTCGCGTACCTACAGGAAGATTCCTTGCGTAGGCTTGCTCTAATGGCTTGGCTAACTTGCGTTGAATTTTTAAGATTTCTTTACGGGTTACCCGATCGTCAAGTTTTTTTAACTTTCGGTTTAGCTCGTTAAATCCTTTTATTTCAACTACATCTTTAGCCATCTTTTCGGCTGGTTTTTAACTCTAAAAAACGCTTCATTTTTCCTTGCCCAATAGGTAATGCACTGTGTATTTCAAAATCGCCATCATCTTCTAATCGAATAAAATACTTTGTTCCGTTTTTATTCAAATCTTTACTATAATGAGTAATAAACTTTAAAACTTCCAGCGATCTTATTTTGCCGTCATCATCATCTTCTTCACCGGAAACCGGCATTTGCTTTAACCATATTTTTTTAATAAACTCATCAACATATACACGTTCTTGCGTTGGCGTATTAGTATATACACGCTTAAATAATTTTCCGCGCGTACTCAATTCGCCTTTATGTATGGTTGTAGCCATTAGTATTTTTTATACGGTCTTAATTTTGCTTTGGCAGCAGTTTCCATTTTTATGGGTCCGTTTTCGCGGTAGGTATCTTGTTGTGCAAAAATTAATAAGGCCGCCGCTTTAATATCGGCTGGCATATCGGTTTCTGAATAGCCAATTTTACAATTTACCGTAACCGAACCACCAAAGTTTTCGGGTTCTGCAATATCTAAACGAAGCATATTATTGCCTGTTATTAAGGTATAATCTGCCGCATCTATAGTTTGCGTGTTATCGTCTTTATCTTGATAGGTAACCGAAGTTATTTCTGCTAATCGCTCTGAAGGCACAAAACTTTTAAACCATTTATCTATTTGTATTACGCAATCTTCACGCAATAAAACAGGATAACCAACATAGTTTTCAATTTCAGCAGAAGCAGAATCAACAAAGATTTGAAGTAACGGATCTTCATCTTCAAACTCAATTTTGCTATTCATTTTCGCCATTTCTAACGAAACAATTTTTACATCTGCGGCTTTGTTGCCAACTTCTATAACTTCGTAAGCCATCATAATAGGTTTTTAAACTTCTTGTACATCACCGGCTTCAATCATTTCTGCCGCTTGTTTTTCTTCAATCTCGAAAGTTTGCCCTTTGCTATAAGAAAGCAAGTATTTACCCGCCAAATTGCCCACCAAAGCTTTTACTTTCTTCATTCCTTTTTTGGTAGAAGATTTCTTTTTCTTTTTAGTAGGTTTTTTCGGTGCTTTTGTCGGGTTGTTTTCAGCATTTTCAGCATCTTTAATATCTTCCGGTTTCTTTTCTGCTGTTTCGGCTTTACCTTCGGTATCTGAAGCAGTTTCTTTTTTAGTTTCCGGCGCTTTTACTTCTTGCGCATCGGTAACTTCTGCATTTTTTACTTCATCTGAAGTTTTCGTTTTTTTAGTCATCACATTAAGTTTTTAAAACAAAGCCTTTACCCGTCCAGCAAAGGCTTTGTTACAGTTATTGAATTGACAGATTCAAAAAGATTACGACAAAGTAATTTTCTTATTAACCGCAAAACCTTCAGGGTTTGCCGCCATAATATCACGATGAACGTTAACGATCATTCTAATTTCATTACTAGAAGCTTTTGTGTAAGGATCTAACGTAAAGTTAATTCCACCCCAGAAGCCAGCATATACATTTGAAAAATCACCGTAAATTAATGGGTAATTATCATCAGTACCTGAAAGAACCGGAAGCAAAGAAGTTTTTACGGTATCGGTACCATAAAGCGTATTTTGCTTATCCATTAAAAATTGACCGCTACCAGAATCAATTGTAATTCCTTTTGCCAAGGCAGCTAATTTTTTATGAATTAAGAAAATAGGATCTCCCATTACATTTTCATCATCAACTTCACCTTCTAATTCTAGAATTTTAGCCAATGTTAGCGGACCTTCAGCGCCACCAAAAACAAAAGCTAAATCTGGATCGTTTAATAAACCTAAGGTATTAGGCGCATTACCATCACCATTTAACATATCTAACATTAAACGCTTGTTTAATGCAGTTGTAATTCTTTGACGTACATCTTGCTCAATATTAAAAGCCGATTGCGCAATTAACTGATAAGAAATAGCGGTTTCTAAAGCCGTTCTTTTAGGACTTAGCACGCGCTTGTCATACGTTACTTTTTGAGATGTAGTACTTGCAGTTTCTGCTAAGTTCTCAAAAGTAAATTCACCACCACGATTTAACGGGTAATCACCGTTTAAACCTCTTTTAATAGTAACACCTAAATCTTCAATCTTCAAGCGATCTACAAAAGTTGGTAACATTTCGCCCATTTCTTCGCGAACTAATTTACCACCATAGTTTCCGCTATCTTGCGTAACGGTGTGGCTATCTGCACGAAACATCATTTCGCTAGGAATATTCATTCCGCGTGCAGGAACTTTTAAACCTTGATCTCTCAATTCATCTTTAGCAATTTCGTTTACTTCAGACTCCACACCATCAATAGAACGGTTTTCAAGCTGAAGCTCCATTGCTCTTTTCATAGAGAATTGAGACATAATTTTACGCTTTTCCGCAGCTTCGCCTTTTTCAGCTTTACCACCGGTTCTTTTTTGCGGATCGTTTTTAGGCGTTCCGTTTAAATCGGCAGCACGTTTAGCCGATTCATCCATTTTCTTTTGGCGCTCAATTTTCTTATCGAACTCCTTAATCTCGGTATCTAAAGCATCAAATCTTTTTTCCTGATCGTCGTTCATATCTCGACTTTCAGAATTTTGTGCTTCATCTACGATTGCCTGTTGAGCCTTTACTTTTTCGGCTCGCTGTTGTTGTAATTCTGCTAACTTGTTCATTTTTTAATAGCGATTTTGATTAACAATTAATTGAGCGCGAAAAACATCAAGGCTTCTTGACGCTCTTTTATTTTCTTCTTCCTGTTTTTCTTCGGAAGATTTATTGTCGTTTTTACGTTGTTCTTTGTGTTGCTCGAAACTTCTTTTCCCTACTTCTGCATCTTCATAAGCAGGAAATGTTACGGGAGAAACATCGTATATTTTAGATATTTTTTTGATTTGGCGTAGTTCCTTATCATTTTCATCTGTAGCATCGTGCCAAATAACTTCACTAGCTTGAAAAGCAAATGAAGATTGAGAAACATCACCTAATTCTATAGAAGTCTGTAAATCTCTCGCGTAACTAATATCTGGTGTTATGTAAGAATATTTTAAGCCTTTTTCATCTACAGAAAGTGTTAATGTTCCCTTACCGTCTTTAGAACGAGCCAAAATTTTATTTGGATTATGATTAAAAAGACATCTAACGTCATCATTTAAAACATCGTCGAAAGCACCAGGTAAAATTTCTTCTTCAAACCAAAATAAATCTGCACGTTTATTAAAAACAGCAGCATAACCTTCAATTTCAGCAGGTTTTTCTTCTTCGCCTTCTTCAGCTCGCTTTTCAACCGTAACAGGTGTTACAAAATAGCGTCTTTCAGCGCCTTCTATTTTATCGATATAATCACGCTCCTTGCTCATTTTCTATCTGTTTTTTAAGTTGTTGTTCGTTTAGAAGATTAGACATTTGCAAAAATTCATCGCCGCCATCGTAAGGGTTCATATCTTCTAATTGTCTTATTTCATTTGGATTTATAGCCTTCACAAATGTTAAGTCTTTATAGAATTGCCCGCGTGCTTTAGGGTCGACTTGCAATAATTTTTTAAAGTTTTGATGTATATGAAAACCTTGCTTTATTTCAGTTGAAGTAAAAAGCTTCACTTCAAATTCTTGCTTAAACTTTTCAGCAAAAGGCATTACGGCACGGTGTAAATAATCAATTTCCATTTGCGTTAAGAAATTGTAACCGCCTTCACCCGGAATTGCCAATTTATGTGCCGGCATCTGAAACCATCTTGCAACATCTGAAACGCCACTTGCGTAGGTTTCTATAAATTGTGCTTCGGCTGGTTTTAATGTTATCGGTTTGTATTTCATCCCTTCATCGAGTAGGGGAGCGCGGTGCTTTTGCCCGGAACTCATTGCATCTGAAAAGGCTTTGCTTATTTCTTTTTTCTTATCTAATTTTACAGATAGTTCACTTTCTAAAACTCCTTGTGATATTCCGCGATCTTGTAAGGAATCGCTACCAAATTTTTGCGCATAAAGCGAAACGCCTAAATTATCTGCTGCATATTCTAATACTGATCTACCGCATACGCCATCAAAAGAAAAGCCGGGGATATGCAATATTTCATCTGAAGAAAAAAGATTTCCTTTAATTCTGTACCATAATTTGCCTTCGTAATCTATTACGCTTACCTGGTCGGGATCTATAAACTGTAAGGATGCTACTTGACCGGCGCCATTACGCACAATTAAGGCATAAGCGTTACCGCGCATCATAACAGCAACCGCCATTATAAATTTAAAAACAAAAGCCGTCATATAATTGTTGGGCTTTCGGTATAATAAATAGTCTATAGAGTGGTCCGGCTGATGTTTGTTGGTGTTATCTTTTTTTAGATAAACCGACATCGGCAAAAGTGCCAACGAGTTTGCTACGGTGTTTACCGCTGCATAAAAAGCCGAAATGGTAAGTGATGTTTGGGTGTTTACGCTTTTAGAAGCTTCGGTTAAGCGTATAGGAAACAAAGAGGCCATTCCCGAAATTGGGTTTGACCTTTTTGAGACTAACTGCGAAATTGCATTTTCAAATAAATTGCTTCCCATATTAAACCAACTAAACTTTATTATGAATAAAGATTACATTGGTAAATGTATAGGGGCTAAGAAGTTATTAAAGGAACAATTTGTTTCTTTTTAAATATTTTTGCTTTTAATTAAATTGGCGTATTGGTTTGTGATAAAAAACTATTAGAAATATGTGTATATATTTCTGTGGTTTTACTGCTTTTGTGGCCCGCTATTTTTTGAATGATTCTAATATCGGTTCCGGTTTCTAGCATTGTAGTAAAACAGCTATGGCGTAACAAGTGAAAATGATAGCTTGCTCCTAAATATTTTTTTACTAATTGATTGCAACTGGAAGTGGTGTATTTTAATTTATTTTGACCGTTAAATAAATATTCTACAGGTTTATATTGCTGAAAATATTTTCTTAGAAGGAATAATAATTTTTCACTTAACGGAACGTAACGATCATTACCTCCTTTAGCATTTCTAATTGCTATTAAATTTCGCTTGGAATCTATATCTTTTATTTTAAGATTAATAACTTCACTCACCCGAAGCCCAACACTATAAGCTACACTTAAAATGGCTTTGTGTTTTAAATTATCTATTTCTGAAATGGTTTTAATTAAATAATTTTTCTCGATTACCCGCGGAAGTTTGTTTTCCTTTTTAGGGTAAGGTATTTTAGAAACTTTATTTTTCATCCCAATTGTTAATTTATAGAATAACTTTACCGCACAAAGATTTTGTTTTCGGGTGTTTAGTGTTTTAAAACTAAGTAGATATTCTTTAATTTTCTCATTAGGTATTGCTTTTGGTTCGGTTTCGTTTTCAAAATGATTTAGAAACTTAAGCACATTAATTTCGTAACATTTAATTGTGCTTTCAGAATTGTATTTCAATCTTAAATCATTCGAAAACTTTAAACTCCATTTTCGAATATTCATAATATATTAGTTGATTTTAGTGGTTTAACAGTTGGTTTTTATATATAGTAGTTATAGTGCAATAAAAACTGCCGAAGCTAAAAAAAGAAAGCAATATGACGTTTATCAACGCTCTACCAGCCGCATAGACGTTTTTACGGCACATAACTAAGAATATAACAAATGCTTGGGTTTTATATTTTAATCGAAATTATGGCTGCGTTTTATTTTTTGCCAACGCTAATAGATTAGGATTTACTTCAAATTTAGATTTATCTATATTATTATGTTCGCAATATTTTAAAAGACCATAGTACCAGTTTTCGTTTAATTTCTCAATAGGTCTATATTCAACATCATATAGAAAATCTTTCATTTCTGCTACCTTAAAACCGTCGCTGTGCCACGTTCCAAAAACAACATTAAACATTTCTATTAAATTTTTATCATCCATAATTTATATTTTTGCCTTTGCGCTAAAAAATAAAACGCTCGACGGTTAGTAATTGTATTTAATTTTGTGCTTAAAGGCGCACTTGCCATATTCATATCCGTTATATGCAATGCTCTGTTCCGTTCCAAACCAACCTTTGTTCGTCTAATTTAGAATAGTATTCATTCATTTTTTCACTACCTACAACCTTTTTTAGTTCCTGCTTCCAGAAATCTTTTTCAAGATTATGCAGTTCGTTAGAGCGAATAAGCTTAGCTGTTTCGCTTGGGTTTTTTATTGCATTGTAATTAATGGTTGCTAATCTTAGTCTAAATCCTGATATTATTGCTCTAACTTTAGGTATCAAGACTTCTTTACTAAAGTAAGGTTCTTCCCTTATAGCTTGTACTAAGATTTCTGTAAGTTGTTTTGTACTTGTTTCTCTACTCATTTTAATTAAATTTATAGTTAATAATCCGCACAGCATATAACACGTGTTGTGCATAATACAACTAAAAGCACGTAGCATCATAAACGGACTTGTTTAACATTTCTGGGGTTTCATAAATATTTCCAACAATCTCATAATGCCAATGATTATTTAAAACATTTGAATCTGGCCACATAATTTGACTTCCAAAAGCATTTAATTCAGATCTAAAATCATCTTCATTTTGATTAGTAATTGGAAAAGAGTTCCATCTATATTTATCCCATTTTATTTCGTAATAATAATGAGTTGCTTCATTCGAGTAGAACAAACTATCCTTGTCGGTACACCTTAATAAGTCGCCTTCAAAAATTTCAACTTGATTAATATCGTTCAATCCAGTTCCACGCATAACAATTAAGTCGTCAAATTCTTCATTTGTTAATCGAGCGGAATTAATTAGAATTGCCTTTAAACTATTGTTTGGTAACATTTTTTTTCTTGATTTGCTATAACTTCTAAAATTCATAATTAAAAAGTACTATGCACAACACCGTATAACCGCCATTGCATCTGATTTTCCTTTCGGAAAATCCTCGCAATTGTCTGTGTTTTGGCTTATTAATATTCATAATTTCTTTATTTTGCAACGGACGGTTATACTTTCCGTTACCAAAAATTAAAACATTTTGCTAACTAGCTTTTTGTTGATTTTCTAACCAGGCATCACGTTGCTTTTTAAATTCCATAGTAGATCCTATTTGGCTGATGGCTTCAGATGCATTTTTGCATCCTAAAGATTTTGCAAAGAGCAAAGATTTTTCGTGGCCATCCATATCTGCTATTTGCTTTTGGGTGGTTTCTTCAATTTTTAATTGATCTTTAGCAGTTTCTACACCAAAACTTTCATCAGGTTGTTTTTCTTTGCCTAGTTTTGCGCTAAATTTTAAGGCGTCTAATTGCAGTTTGTGATTACTGATAATTGTGTTAGAAATATCTACTACAGATTTTACCTTTTGCGGCTCTACCTTATCTTCTATAACTTCTTGGACTAGTTTAAAAAGTCCGTTGTTTAAATCGCTTAAATTTTCCATTACTTTAAATTTTTTAAGAGTTTGTTTTTCAGTTTTATTGTTGTTTGTAATTCTTCGGGTAATTCTCTAAATCCTTCAATATTTCTACGGGCGTTTTCTGCTTTGCTTATCATTTCTAAATTTTCGGGAGCAATGTTTTTTGTGTTGCCATCTTTAAAAGCGATTAGATAGCCTTTTTTAATTTTTCCGAAATGCTTTTTGTAAACCAACCGATGTATAAATTCCCACTTATCTGGCTTGGCTACTTTTTTTATTAAATAGGCTTTTCCGCAGGTATCAATATGTTCTGTAATAGTGCCTACTGGTTTATTGTTATGCGGAATGTTTCCTTTTTTAAATTGATTTTTTTCAATTATTTTAATTTGCTCGGGCGTTAAGTATTCTTCTAGTTTTTTACCTTTATTTTTTGGGGCTTGTCCTTTTTTAAATTGATTTTTACGCTTGTTTTTTTCAATAATTTCTGCCGGTATAACTAGGTTTAGTTTTTTCATTCTAAGATTAATACCGCAGTAACTTTTACCAATTTTTTTTGCCATTGCTTTAATTGGCATTGTTAGGTAGTTTTCTTGAATGAATTTATCCATTTGCGGGGTAAAGCTTGTTTTGCCAATACGTTTTCTAGAACGTAAAGCGTTTACTTCTTTTTTGGTTAGTGATAAATTATTTTCTCGCAAGTATTTTTGAACCGTAGTTCTTGAAACGCCTAATTTTTCTGAAATAAAACGAGATCCCTCTAATCGGTTTTCCCGAATAAATTGCTTTTGCTTTTCTGTATGTATTCCGAGTTTAGGCATTTTAAAAATTTGAATTAAATATTTCGTTGGCTTTTTTTATTGCTTCGGTTCTGGCTTCTTGTATTTTGTTAAACCTTTTGTCTTTTCCGTAAACCATTAATTTTTCACCATCCCATAACTTATATCTAAACACGTCTAATCCATAAATATTTATAAGCAGATCAACACTTATAAAATAATCTACTAAAACACCAAATTGCATAGAAAATGGAAATTTGTAAAAATGATTTACATCTTCTTTCGTTGGGTTTTCGCAGTCCCAAGCTATATTTTCTTTTAGCCATATTAGCAACCACTTTTCAAAAGCTTTTTTACATTTACCGGTTAACTCCATCACTTTTTCAATTTTTTTGCGGCTTCTATAAACATATAGCCGATGATTATTAATTCAGTTAGCATTAAAAAGATTATTAAAACCCAACGCGGCCACCAGGAAGCAATAAATTGCCACTCGTATAACCAGCTTGTTAGCATTGGCAATAAAAAAGCGGCGATAATTAAACTTAATAGATACAGGGTGTTTTTCATTTCTTATTAGATTTATGAAAGTAGGTTAGGCTTCTTTTAAAACTATAGTGGCTTTCGTAACGATGTTCGCCAAATAGTTCTAAATGTTTATCGTTTACGTAGTTAAAGCATTCTACATTAGTTTTATGCTTTGGCAATTGCTCAAAATAATATTGAAAAAAGCCTTGCCGGGTTCCTAATTGCTTCAAAAGGCGATTTTCATTCTGAAGCTCGTTGAGTTCGGTTTTCCATTCGGGTTGTTTCATAGCTGGTTAGGATTTCTGTTAGGTAATTTTATCTTGAGTTCTTCTTTAGTAAAAGTTTCCCACTTTTTGATAGGCATAAAATCTTCAGCACAATTTGTCTCTATTGAATATTCACCCGGTACAATACCGCCAGGTACAAAACTTGGCGCAGGAAAAATTTCATCTAATCTTTTAATTTGTTCTGAAGTTTTCATAATAATTGTTGAAGCTTTTACCATTCTTTCAATCATTTCTTCAGGTGTACAATTATTATCCGCTGCTAATTGATTAACTTTTTTTATAACCGATTTATCTTCTAATTGAATATTGAATTGCTTTTTCATCTTAAATAAATATTTCTTCGTTATCGTTATTGTATTTACTTTGGTTGCCGTTATCTTCGGTTATGGTTCCGGCAAGTGCCATAATTGTTGCTATAATCGGGTCAATACGTTTGGTACTTTTGTTTTTTACATAGCGAATATTTTCGTTTGGGTCCTCATAAGCTACGCAACCGCTTAAAGTCCACGCTAAAATTGGGTGGCCGCCGTGCCGAAATTTATTACTGAATGCCAGGGTTTCAAATTCTGTTGTAGGAAATGAAAAATGCGTAATAGTCTGCGGAAAAGGATGCACTTCTATTGCATTTTTCTGTAAATTTTGCACCAATTCTGTTGCTTTCCACGGGTCATATTCATACCATTTTGGCTGTAAAACATCCCATAAATAAGATAAATATTGGCGTACAACGGCGTAATCTATTTGGTTGCCTTCGGTTGCGGTTAATACGGGTTGCTTTTTCCAAAAATCTTCATATTCAAAAGGTGTATCGGTAAAATCTATATAGTCGGCAAGTTTTAGATCTTTCCAAAAACGGTAAGGCACGCGATCTTCCTTACTACGTTTATCAATTGTATCTTTAGGGCAAAAATTAAACGGAAGCAAATCGCGATAACCGTTTTCATCTGCATTACTTACAAATACTATTGAAGTTAAATCTGTTGTGCTACTTAAATCGAAAGCAGCGGCGCAACCTAATTCTATAAAATTTTTCAGCTGAATTTTACTGCTGGACTTAGCCCAAGTTTCTGAAGGTATGCGAACTTCTGCCGCATCTACCCACATATTTAAGTGTTTGGTTTTAAAGTTAGGTATTTTACTAGGCTGGTTTACTGCTTTGGTATATTCAGATTCTAATTGATCTTTATAAACTGAAACGTTTAAATTAGGATTGGCTTTCTCCCAATTTTCAGTATTTTCCCAATCGTCGCCCTCGTCCAGGTCGTGAATCATAATAAATATATGATCGTCTTTTTTGTGGCCTTCTAAAATATCTATGTAAACATCTTCGGCGGCTTTGCAAACGGATTGCATATTAAACCCGGCGGTAGTAATGATATAAAGCAGCGGATTTTTACGCGCTCCCATTGCAGATTCTATTACTTCACGTACGCTATCGTCTTTAAAAGCGTGATATTCATCTAAACAACCAAGCGAAATATTCAGACCATCTTGTGTTTTACTATCACCACCAAGAAATCTTATTTTACCCATTTCTCTAGGGAAGCGTATTTCTCTTTGCGTTAGCTTTACACCTATTTTTCTTAGCGGAAGTGATTTTAAAACAAAGTCATACGCTTGCTCCCAAACAATTTTTGCTTGTTGTTCTTTTGTAGCCGCAGAATAAACTTCTGGTGAAGCTTCATCATCAAAACATAAAAAGTATAATTGAAGCCCAGCCATAACTGCTGTTTTTCCATTTTTACGAGCCACTTTTTCATAAACAGTTCTAATTCTACGTTTATTATTTTTTCCTTTCCAGGCCATTATGTTGTATAACGTAAATTGTTGGTAAGGCGATAGAATAAAAGCCTCCCGATTTATTGCTTTTTCGCCTTTGGTATGTGTTAGAAATAACTCAAAGAAATCTATAATATGCAGCCCCGCATTATGATCTAAGTAATAACCATCTTCTTCTGCGGTTTCTATCCACGAGAAAAAACGGTTTACCGCTTGCTTTATGCGTTTGCCGGTAATTATTTTACCATCACGCACATTATAAGCGTACTGAAACGGAATGCTATTTTTTATTTCTTTGGTGAGTTTCAATTTTTAACCGTTTTTTCTGTTTTTAAATCCTTCAAATAAATCACCTTGCCCTGGGTCAATTTCTTGTTTCAGTTCTTTTTCAGATTTAGGATCTAAACCAAATTGCTTGAAGCATTGCATAATTGCTTTTTCTGCATCACGCTTTATAGTCAGTTCTACAGAAATATTTTCAGCACCAGATTTATAAAGCTGCTTGTAACCGGTACCCATTTCTTCTTTGTTCTTTTTTCTAATTTCACGAACCGCCCATTCCCATTGCGAAAAGTTTTCGGCCATAACTTCCAACGCCGGTACGTGAACGCGCTTTAAAGAATTTGCTGAAATTAAAATCTTAGCAATTCTTTTAAAATGAGATTTAGCTTTGCTATCTAAATAAGTTCCTGGCTTCGGTATCTCTTTAACCAATTCAGTTCCAGTCCCTTTGTGTGCTATTTCCATATCTAACTATTTTATACCCCCCCCTTAAAAAACTACACCGAGTAAAATTTTGATTAAATGGCGATGTAGGAAGGTTTTGTTTCTAGGTGTTTTTACCGGGTATGCCCTTTTTTTCTTTATAACCGTGTGCTTCTTTTCCTGATTTACTATCGTGATGAAATTTGCATAAACTTTGCAAGTTTTCTTCACTTAACTTAGCGCCGCCATCTTCTATTCGCTGAATGTGATCTACATACTTTGCGGTTGTTACTTTGTTTTCAGCTTCGCATTTTATACACGTAGGATTCTTTTGTAAGAATGCTTTACGAACCTTGCGCCAAGACCACGAGTTGTAAAACTTCTCATTCTCTGCTAAACGTCTGCCATAAGGTTTACGCTCATTAACCCAACTTCTTTTTATTTTCTTTGGTTTGTAAGGCATAAGTTTATTTTTTAAAATGCAACTCCAGGTTCACCTTGTGGAATATCACTATCATTCCATTGTTCGCTTTCATCGTAAGGGTTTACGTACTTGGTTTTGTTTTCAATATACTTCATAGGCACGTTACCAAGCGAGCCATTTCTATTCTTAACCACGATTAAACAAGCGTTTGCATTTGCATCTAATCCTAAATCTTCATAAAGGGTCGGGTGAGATTCAGGACTGAAACCGTAAACACTTGGTCTATAGATTAAGCCAATAACATCTGCCGCATCTTCTATTGCTGAAGATTCCCTAAGGTGATGCTTTTGCGGAATCTTGTAAGTATCTCGCTTAACTTCTCGACTTAATTGCGATAGAGCGATAACAGGAATTTCTAATTCTTTTGCAATATTCTTAGCTTCACGCGCCGCTTCAGCAATGTTTATTCGAGTATCTTTATCGCCAGAAAACATTTGTATAAAATCTATTACTAGAATTTCTATATTATATTTTCTTTTCATCATTCGTGCTTTCCGCTTCATTTCGATAACAGTTAACGCCGGTTGATCGTCAATATGAATTGGTAAATTCTTCATTTCTTCTACGGTTTTCAATAAGCCGTGAAAGTATTCCGGTTTCTCAAAACCATTGCGCATTAACTGATTCATATGATAATTGCTTTCATTAGCAATACCACGAATAGCCAACTGTATTACACTCATTTCCATAGAGAACATTCCACAAGAAATGTCCTGTTTAGAAGCAGCTAACATTGTGTTCATTACGTAAGCTGTTTTACCCATTCCGCTGTCACCACCAATAACAATTAAATCTGTTGGCTGCCATCCAGAAAAATGTTTATCGGTTGTATTTATGCCGGTTGGAACGCCTGTAATTTTACCGTCATTATTCGTTAGAAATTCTACACGTTTTGGTACTTCAGAAATAGCATCGTACCAAGTTTTAGAAGTATGGCCTTTTGCTGTTATATCTGAAACTTTGTCTAATTTTGCGCTTACGCTATCTATCAAATCAAAAACATCAAGTTTAGAATCATAAGCCAGATTAATACCGTAATTACAAAGGCTTATAACTTCACGAGCCATAAACTTTTGCAGAATTATACGGCAATGATATTCTAAATGCGCAGAAGAAGAAACTTTTTGAGTTAGCTGAATCATATAATAATCGCCGCCAACGCTTTCAAGTAGTTTTATATCTTTTAATTTTTGACTAACGGTTAATAAATCTACTTTGCTATTAGATTCATAAAGCAGTTTTATTGCCTTGAAAATTGATTGATGTTCGTTTTTATAAAATACTTCGGGGTTAGAAATTACCGCAAACGCTGCATCTAAGCCTTTTTCATCAATAAGCATTGCACCTAAAATAACTTCTTCTAAGTCTACAGCTTGTGGTATTATTTTTCCTTTTTGCATTATCCTAATTTTTTAAATTGAGGTTGAAGCTTAATTATATTATCTTCCTGTTTTTGCTTTCCGGTTTTTAAGCCACCGTTTTGCAAAACTTTGAGCGTGTAACTTGAAGCTTCGCTTCGTAATTGCGTAAGTGGTTTATCTAAAGCGTTAGAAGTCCACTTGTTTTTTAACCAATGCAAAAGCACCGGAATAACTTCTTTTTCAAAATTGATTTTTAAACCTTCAGCTTTTAATGAAATTTGTAAACGTTCGTGCCAAGTTTTTCCGGTTAAAATATTTTCAAATACTACAGCATTTTCTTCTTCAATTTTTTTCAAAATCTCTTTGAGAGAGTTATCATTAGTATTATTATATATATTATATGTCGGATTTTTTTCCGAGTTTGAAGTCGGTTTTTGAGGATTGACAGTAGCTGAAGTACTATTTTCATTTTCGGAAATTTTTCCGAGTTTAGTCGGATTTTTTTCCGAGTTTGGGGTGAAGTCGGAAATTTTTCCGAGTTTATTCCAGCCTTTTCCAAGGGCAGAAAGTCTTATAAAATCTTTACGATTTTGCTTCTTAAATTCAATTAATCTTTTTTCAGAAAGTGATTTAAAAGCACGGTAAACGGTATCTGTTTTGCTGAAGAAAAAAGGCAGTTCTTCTATTACTTTTGTACGAGATATAAAGTAATAGGTTTTACCTGAAATAACTTCATCATTTGCCCAACTAGAAAGCTGGTTAAACAAATCCATCATAGCACCTTCAGCAGCTGTTAAGCCGTGCTTTTTACATTTTTCTTGATTTATGATTACGTTGTAGCGCATTAAACTTCAAAAATTCTAAGCGTTGGGTGTAATTCTCTTATTTGCTCAATTTCTGCATCAATAAGCTTATCACGCATTTGCTCTACATAATCATTTGCTTCTGGCGAAATAAGCCTACAAGATAGATCTCCGGCATCAATAGAAATTTCTACATCTAAGGTCTGTTTAGGCTGACCTTTAAAAATTGGAATCGTAATTTTAAAGCTTTCAGGTATGTTAGAATCTACCGCTTGTGCTAAAAGTATTTTACGGTTTCCGCGACCGTCGTCTGCGTTTTCAATATCTTTATCTACTTTAGCTTTAAACTTTCGCAACTCGTTAACCAGCTTCATTGCCTTATCTCTAGTTTCAAAATGCGAACGGTTCATTTTAATAAACTCTCCCAATTCTAAGGAGGTGTAAGATTTATCTGAATTAATACCAAACTTTTCAAATATTTCTGTAAACTCTAAAACACCTAAAAAATGGCTTTCCCACTCTCTACCTTCATCTTCAATAAATTCAATACTCTTTTTTTCTCTATTTATCTCAATTCTAGAAAAAGCTAAAACGTTATCACCGTTTTCAACTTTATCAGTTAACCAATTAGAAGGATTTTCTAAATGTATTCTAGGTACTGAAATTGTACCTTCAATTACCGCAGGTTTTCTTATTGCTGGTAATTTTTCAGCTTCACCGTGCCGAATTATTAATTCTTTTACTCCGTTTTCTACGGAAACATTAATCTTTTGATCTTTCATTATTAAAAATTTAATTGGTTCCTGTATTTTTACTCGATTCATCTACAATTCTAAACTGGCGTTCTTCAGCTAATAGAACTCGCTGATAAACTAATTCGCCTTTAGCATTGTAGTAACCCATCATTCCTTCTTCTTGATCTGCCATTAAAAAAACTTCTTCTTCAACTTCTTCAACACGACTACGTATTTTTTGAAGGTTGGCAGATACACTTGCTTTTAAAGGTTTTACTTTAGATTTTAAACCGGTTAAAAACTCTTTACGTTCTTCATCAAGCTTTGCCAGCTTAATAGATTCACTGGTTAAGTCATCTTTTAATTTCGATAACTCATTTGCATCTAATGCTTTTGGGTAAGTGAACTGCTCACTTGTTTCTGCATTGTTTTTTAAAATTTGCAACCGTTCTGCTGGGCTTTCAGATTGCAGGATCTTTTTATCCATAACTATCAATTTATTTGGTTTAACATTAATTTTTCACTTTAGCATTTTGTAGCATTTTAAACAAGCGTTCCAGATCGGTTACTTCTTGTTTTGCTTCAAAATTTAAGAGCAATTCAATAGAAAAATCCTCTATTTTTTGAAGCATAAAATCTTTATTTATCTGAAAAAACTTAGCAATACAGCGTTCACTAATTTTGGTTAATTTTTGAGCCAGGTAACAGGCCATAATTTTAACCGAAGTATCTTTAATTCCTTTAACATCATAAACATCTACACCGTTGGCGTAGGTTACAATTGCCGTAATTGTTTTTAAATCTTCCATACATAAAAATTTTAAAAAGCCTTATTTTTTCAACCGCACGTTTTACCGTAAAGGCTTTGCGGTAACTACTCACGAAAAAAGACTATTGTTTAGTTCCGTTATAAACTTCGCCGGTACTTTTTCGACTAGGTTGTTCTTCTACATCGTTTTCTAAAACCCAAAGCCATAAAGCAACTAGGGTTAGTATTACGCCTATTAATATACCGAATAATAAAACCATCATACCGTTGTATTTTTATTGCAGTTTGCACATTGTTCTACACAACCAAAAGCACCGCCAACAGGATTGCATAAATTGCCGGTTTTCTTAAAATTGCATTGTTTTTTAAAGCCAATTTGTAAAGGCCTTTTGTAAAAAGGTTTAGGGTATTGCTTTCCTACTTTTGAGTTTAATTTTGCCATTGTCCGCGTTTTTTTGCCAAGCGAATAGCCTCGGCGGTTAGTAATTTATATTGTGTAAGTTTTCCCTTAGAAGTAGGGAATAGGGTATGTTTTTTTGCGTGGGTTTTTGCATAACTCTTTACAGCCTTAACACTTATGCTACCCCATAGTTGCGCTTCTGAAATCTCTTTCATCGTTAAGGCTTTTTTTGCCAACAGGCGCGAACGTAAATTTGTAAATTCTCTATGCTTTAGTTCATTTTCTACCAAAGCACGGGGCGCAATTACCAAATCGTTAGCTTGTAAATGCTGCATTAAACGTTCTATGTTTACCACGCCTTCCATTTACTCGCTGTCTTTATTTTTATCTAAACCTAAGCCAATACAAGCCCACAGAATAGAAAATGCTATTAAAAACCAACCACCGCCAGTATAACCGGAGTAGAGTAAAAAAGCGCCAAGGCTTCCAAAAAAATAGGGGTAAGATGCTATTACAGCTTTGTACATTTTTATTCAGCTTTTAGTTGTTCTAGAATATCTGTCAAATCATTATTAAGATTATCGTTGTGTACGCGCATAATCCAAAAAAATTCAAGTTGGCGCGCTTTTCTGTAATCTTTATACTTCTCATTCATCTCTGCCACAACATTTACAAATGAAGCACGAGAGGTGAAACCCCGATTTTTAAACTCGCTTAAAATTTTTAATGATGTTGCCATTTTATCTACGGCTTCATCTTCAGAAGAAATGCAAATTGTTTTTTTCATAACTTTGTAAAATTTGTATCAGCTAATTTGTGGCACGGGGTTTGTAATCTCGTTTGTAATAATTAGTTGACAAGGCAAATATATACATAAATATACATATATATAGATATATGTATGTTAAAATGTATTATAAAAACTATAACTAACTAATTATGAATGCATTAAGTAAAGAAGAAAAAATGAAGCTAATCATAGAATTAGCTGAAAAACACGATATTACAGCTTATGAATTCGGTAATAATACCGAAATAAGCACTTTTGCAGCAGATAGACTATTAAGCGGTAAAACAGGAAACCCTAGCAGAAAAACAGTAAATGAAATGCTGTTTTATATAGAAAATAAAATAGTAGGGACCAAAGTTGGGGTAGAGGAAAAGCCCGAAATATATAAAGCAAAGGGCAAATCTGTAGAAGATGTTTACAATTCTATTGAACGATTAACAGAATTAGTAACTAAAAATAATAGAGTTTTCTCAAAGGCTCTAGAAGCAACATTACTAAATACAGAAGAAATTTTGGTCCATACAGAAACTATAGAAGATCATATTAAAAATAATATAGATTCACTCAACAGCCTTGAGTCCGTTGTCGAGAAAAGTTTGCGAAGAAACTCGTAGTTCTTCAATAATACGCAAGCGTTCTTTTCTCGAATAATTTTTTTTAAAGGTAGAATAATTAATTGCACGTTTTAAGTTTTTGTTGTTTTTCATAATTGACCGATTTATAAATAAAACCGCAATAAAAGTTATTTATTTTTAAGAATAATTTTAAATTAGTTAACTAAAATCATAAATAAATAAGATATAAGTAATTATGAAAAAAACTTTACAATATATTTTTAGTACAATATTTTTACTCATAGGATTTGTTTGGGTGTTTTTTGCACCCATTGCCGGTTCACTTTTTCTTTTAGCGGGTTTATTTATACTACCAATTATCTCTTCTCAAATCAAAATAAAAAGTTTTTTAAAGTATGTAGTAGCTATTGTGCTTTCTATTTCAGCATTTGCAGCGTTAGGATATACTATTGCAGATTTAGGAGAAGAACAAGCACATAAAAAACGCAAAAAAAAATCAAATTCCACAGAATATGCTTTAGAAGTTTTAACAGAAATGAATGATTCTGTTTATAATAAATTAAAGCGTGATTCACTTGAAATTAAATATTTTCAAAAAGAAGATTTGAATAAAAACTTTTTATCACTTTTAAAAGAAAACTCCCATAAAAGAGATAGCTTATTAGAAGAAAATCGTAATAAAAAAATTAATGATAGCCTTAATAAAATTACAAAAGCTGAAGAAAAAGCAATTGCAGAACGTGATGAAATCATTCAAAAGCAATTTAGTTCTTGGAATGGAGCGCATAGAAATTTAGAAAACCTTATTCAAAAAAATATGAATGACCCAGATAGTTACGAACATATTAAAACTGTCTATTTTGATAAGGGCGATCATTTAATTGTTATCACTTCTTTTAGAGGAAAAAACGCTTTTAACGCCACCATAAAAAATTCAATCACCGCAAAAGTTGATTTAAATGGAAATGTAATAGAAGTTATTGACCAATAA